CGCGATGGCGGCCTTAGCGCTTTTGGCGGCAGCAGAAACCTTATCTTCGACGATGTTTGCCGCGCGCCCGATAGCATCAACCGCACCGCCGATATAGTCGACATCGACCGCATCCGAAAAGATAGCGCTTATGTCTCGCGCCGTGTCCTTGACGCCGGAGTACGCGTCCGGCGGCATTTCGATTTTCGGGATCAGCTTAACATCGACCTCGAATCTTTCGGGCAAAATTTTGTTGATCACGCTGTAGATGTTGCCGATGCCGCTGTTGAGCACATCGATCGCATCATTTAGCATCTTTTTGATGTGATAAAGCAAAGCCCGGGGCAGCTTTTGAAATCCGACGACAATCGCCTGCCCCGCCCCGATCCACATCCCGATATATGTGTTGATCGACGACTTGACCGCGCCGATGAATCTATTTATCGGACCGGACGCCACCGCCCACATTTTTGAGAGCCGGTCAAAAAGCTCGCCGGCCGCCGATTCTGCCGCGCCAAACGCCACGGTAAAAGATTTGACTAAAAAAGCGCCCAGCGCGGTGAACGATCCCGTTATCAAATCGACAGATGACAAAATCGATTTGTTGACACCGGCAAAAGCGGCCGGTATCAGCTTGACAGACGCCAGTATCGAGTTGCCGATTCCGGTAAATACACCGATTATCAGCCTATATGACGCCAGTAACGAGTTGCCGACACTGTTGAGCGCGCCGGCTATCAGTTTGACGGACCTCAATATCAGGTTGCCGGCGCTGGTAAACGCGCCTACCACTATGCCGACGGACGCGGATATTGAGCTGCCGATGGCGGCAAAAGCGACCGCAGCAAAGTCCGCCAGGCTCGCGATCGATCCCTCAATCGGTTTGATCGTGTCGCCAAAAAGCAACAGATATGATATTGCCGTGGATATCCCGACGAGCAGCAGACCGAACGGATTTTTGGCAAGTGCCACCGTCAGAGCCTTGATGGCCGCTGACACCCCGCCGATCGCCGCGGAAAAAAGACCGGCAGCGGCACTGCTGGCGCCGAGTGCCACCTGAAAAGCCGCAAATTGTCTTATCGCGACGGCAATCGCGCTCAGCTTGAGCGAGACGAAAAAAGCGGTCACACCGGATGCGGCGACCAGTGCGGTCTTGCCGATGGTCTCCAGGTTGTTGGCAAGCAATACGATGCCTCTCGCAAATGCCGCCGACACGCCGCCGGCCGAGTCGATTCTGCCGATCAGCCTGATCACGGCGTTTTCCATCACCTGGTATGCGCCAGAAATCGTGGGGGCAACCCGCTGATATTGGGCCTGGAGCTTGTCCGTCTGGGACAAGATCGCCTCGAATAGATCACGCGAGCTTACCGCGCCCTCCTTCACCAGCGTCTTTAGTTTTGCGATGCTCCCGCCCGCCTCGTCCAGCCCCTCGGCCACAGCCTTTGCCAACCGAGGCATCCCCTCAACAATTGAGTTGAATTCCTCGGCATACACTCGGCCGGCCGCCATAGCTTGGCCCAGCTGCAATAGCGCGCCACTCGCGGTATTGGCGGAGGCTCCGGAAATTTGGAGCGACTGCCCGACAGACTTGGTAAACCGGATGAGATCCTCTTGCGACGCGGAGAGCCCGTCCTGGGCTATCATCAATTTGTTGTAGAGGCTGGCGGTCGCAGCAAACTCCGTTCGCGTCTGCTGGGAAATCTCGAATAGCTTTGCTTGCACGCGAACGAGATCCTCATTTGATTTTGCGTACACGCGCAGCCTGTTCGTCGCCATGGTCCACTCGTCGGCGTACCGGCGCACCGTGCTGACCGCAACGCCGGCGCCAATGAGTGTCAGCGCCCTCGAAAATAGGTTGACGGACCTGGTCGCGGACCCCGCCCCAGACTTGATCGAGTCAAGAGACCGATTGACCTGTTTGGCGCCCTGCCTCGCGCCGGTGGGATCAATCTTGATGCGCAGATTGGTCGTTGCTGTGCGGCCTATGTCCATTATTTTTTCCCTGGCTTATTTTGCATCCGCATCACAAAGTCCTCGGTCGTCTTCAGCAGGACGACAAAACGCTCCACGTCGTCCACGCCGAATATCTCGCAGTAGTCTCTGATGTCAGCGAGCGAAATCGGCTGACCGCGAAAAAGCAAACGCAACGCGTCCACCACCGCAATCGTGCTCTCGTCCAGCCGGGGCCTGTTTTCGAGGGCTTTCGGCACCTTGCCCGTATCGCGGGCGATAGACTCTAAAAACTCTAGCTGGCCGCCCCACTCTTTTTCCCAGCCGAGGTGCCGCTCGATTTTTTTGACGAGTCAACTATCTCCCGGGTCCGGAAATTGGCCTCGTCCGAAGCAATGTCGACCACGAGCTCTTTGAAGCCCACCATCGCGGGGTCTTTCAAAATCTTGTACGCTTCTTCGGCCGAATACTCTATCTCCACACCGTCGCGTTTGAGGCCGCGCCAGCCGACAAGAACCGTCTCAGCAAGCACTTTTTCTAAAATTTCATTTGCTTTTTCGTCTTCCAGAAGCCCCTTGCGAAACCCGTACCGGTATGGTTTTGACAGCCGCTCGACCAGCCGGTTAAAATCCGGGTTGTTCATCCTGGCCACGCAGAGCGATGTCTCATCATCGATATCCACCCATACGCCGTTTGCCTGCCTGTCCACGTCGATTTTGATATTGTTTATGTCCATATTCGCCTAAACCCTTGAAATAATTAGTGTTTTTTCATGCAGGCCGTCCACCGCCGCCTGGTATCCAATATCCACCATCACGTCACGGTTGACGCCGCCCGCCGTTATTTTCGATGTCGTCATATACGTTGCGGGCGCGTAAAAACAGTAACAGCCGTGATCCTCGCTGTCGAGATCGCCCGCGGTGAACATCATGCTGAAGGGGTCGTTTTCCCGCAGCTCATGAAATTTGCGGTACAAACCGAAATCCTGAAAATAAATGCTCATGGAGCCGGTCACCGAAAACCGGCCGCTTCGAATCGCGGTCGGGTTCAGCACGCCCACGCAGTTTTTGACCTGGAGATTGTTTTTGACATCCAGAGATACGGATTTTACAGCCAGACCATCCAGGCCGCTGGTGACGGTGTCGCCGGAGTCGTCCGTCGACTGCCAGCTGATATAGGTTTTGCCCCTAGCACCCGGACCCATAACGTCAGTCGTGGTTTTCTCGATGCGGCCCGACAACAGAGGTTGTGATCGGATCGATTCCCGTTTCCCGAGAAAAGAAAATGATATCGTCGGCACAGCCGCCGCGCGGACATTGACGGACATTTGGTCCACGACCATCCCGGAGTAGGACAAAATATCCTCACTGCCCTCAAGATCCATAAACTCTTTTTCGATGTAAAAAGAGGTCTGCTCACGGTCGTTTTCGATGTACTTTCCCTCCGCGTCGTTGCCGCCGCCCTGCCCTTCTCCCTCATCGGCCGGGAGCCGGGGATATACGATATAGTGATCGGGGTGATCGTCGTCCGCTCCCAGCACCAGCACCGCGCGGTTGTTGCCGTCAGCAGCGAACGTCTCGTCAAAACGGATGACCCTGCCGACGAGCCGGTCTATGGCCGGACGACAGGAATCGGCGTATCGCAGATTGCCGTCGACGACGGAGGCGAAACAGCCGGAGCAGCTGGAAACGCAGGTATCATCCCACGTCCCGCCAAGCGCCCCCCTGATGAGATCGTCATAGGTGCCTTTCGAAAATCGCCCATTGATCTCGCCGGCGGTGTGAAACCCGGTCGGCGAGATCCTTTTTACCTGCCGCGCGTCTGAAATCCTGTCATGGACCGCCATCGACCGTATTTTACGCAACGACTCGGCGGTGAAGCGCAGCTCCTGCATATCCCCGGAGCCGGGATCCTGCCCCCAGCTGTCCTCCTCGATATAGCGGATTTTCACATAATCCGCGTCGGCGGTCGGTGTCTGGCTCTGGCACGTCATTTACGCCACTTTCGAGATGTACAGAGTCCTGTCCGCGTCATCAGTGTCGCCCCTGAGTGCCTGGTATCCTATATCCACCATGACATCCTGGTCGGGGCCGCCGGCCACGATTGACGAATTCGTTATCTTGACTCTCGGCATATAAAACCCGTAGCAGTCGTCGTTGTCCATGTCGCCGATGGTAAACATTATCGCGAATGAATCGTTTGACAGGTATCTCTCGTATAGATTGAAATCCCGTAAATACATCGAAAACGTCCCGGTCGCCGAGAACCGGCCCTGACCGACATCGATGCTGCCCAATGTCCCGATAGCCGTTTTGTTCCGCAAATTGTTGGCAACATCGAGAGTTAGTGACCGGATGACCGCGTCATCAATGCTCTGCGTGTCGCCGGCCGAATCCTCCCAGCTTATGTAGGTCGCGCCCTTCGCGGTGCTGGTCAGGACATCGGTGGTGGTCGCCTCTTCGGGATCGTCGAGAAGCGTCGACGTTCTCGTCGCGCCGGTTTTTCCCATAAACGAAAACGCAACGGTCGTCTTGGCCTCGGCCTCCACGCTGATGGACATTCGGTCCACCATCATGCCCGAGTAGGACAGTATCCTTTTGGTCGATCCGTCGGCGATGTCGGTGAACTCTTTTTCGATGTAAAATGATATCTCGTCGCCTCCGTTAGTTATGCGACTGCCGAGAAAACCGACCCGGACATTGGATTCTCCGGTCAGCTCGGAATGGTGCAAAATAGTATGGCCGTAGGATGTGCCATCGAGTACGGGTGCCGTTACCAGCACGTTGACGTTGTTCGCGTCGGTCGCGAAATTATACAATTTGACGAGATTTCCCACCAACAGGTTCGCCCCATCCCGAACGGTCTCCGAGGTATAGATCAGATAGCCCGAGTCCTTCGACCAGATGGAGACACCGGGCAGGCTCGAAATCTTCATCGTGATCTCCTTGGTCGCCGATCCGGCCTCGGCCACCAAAGGCGAAGTCCCGCCGCTCAGAGGCTCGACCTTGACGAAATTGGAGGATACTAAATTTACCCGGTATGTCCCGTTATTTTCGGATTCGTTGAATCCGCTTATGGTTACGACGTCTCCGACAGCCACACCGGGGACATCAGTGACCGGATATACAAGTCTTTTAGCGGTGTCCACGGAAACATCCGCAACGCTGTGGGCGTCCCTCATCTCATACAGCTCGTCCCACTGGCCGCCGAGCGCCGAGGCTATGAAATCGTCGTAGGTGCTCCTGCTCAGCTCGCAGTTGATGTCTCCCGATGCGCTGAAATTGGTGGGGATCAGATCGCTAATCTGGCGATCGCTGTTAATCTCGTCAGAGACCACCGTATCCCTGTCAACTCCCAGAGACTCGCTGGTAAAACGCATTTTTTTCAGTTTGCCGGAAGCCATATCCTCGCCCCAGCAGTCTTCCTCGATATAGCGCAGCTCGACACCGCCGGTATCGGCGGTCGTTATTTGATCGTTACATGTAGCCATGATTATTGCTCCTCAGCTATTATAGTTAATCCGTAAATTGATCCGCCTCAAACGGGATCATCAGGTTTGCCTGGTGCCAGTCCTCGAAATCGCCGACCACCACCAGGTACGGCGTTATTATGTCCACGTTTTTACAGTCCTGTTTCACGATATGATCGGCGATGGCGGACGCTTTCGATCTCAGAGCCCGCGCGCCCGTGCCACGCGGATAAAACAGCGACACTATCGCGAGCCCGGTGAATCGTCTCAGGACATTGCCGCCGCAGGACACCGCCCGGCCGCCGCCCTCGCGAACCACGACCCGCGCCCATTTTTCGTTGCCGCTTTTAGCGTCCTTGAGGTCTTCGCCGTCGGGCACGTTGTCATACTCGACCGGCATGCCGACCACGGTCTCGGTCAGCTCATCCTCGAAAAGCTTGTGGACATCCTCAAAGGCAATCATCTTGTAAGGCTTCTCAGCTCGCTTTTGGCTTCGTTGACCGTTACCTCGACCATGCCGGACGGGGCCTGGCTGGATCGACCCTCCTCCAGGTAGACGATATACGGCACATAGTTTGATATATATATGGCGGTATAGGGCCCGGCAGCACTGATTTTAGCGGCCTTTGATAAGACATCCCCGCTCGCGACGGACTCGATCGTGGCGATCGACGGCCCCGGATCGGCACCGATGCCGACATCCCACGATGCCCTCGCTATCCCGGTGTCAACGGGGGTGCGCCGGACGACACCGGTAAAAATCCTCAGGGCGACGTGTTTTGCCAGCAGCCCCGCCGCAATGCCGGTCTGCCTGGAAAACTCGTCCAGGTCGACGCGAAATTGCCGGTTGATGTCGCTCATCGTTTCGTCCCCCTCACGTGTATCTCATACAGGTTGCCGGTCGGATCCGTCACGAAATCCACGACGCTCCAGGTTTCAGAGCCTGCGGACACCACCAGGTCGTTGCCCATATCGATGGTCACGTCCTGCGGTTTGACCAGCAGGACCTTGTCGCCGATCTCCACGACATTTCCGAGCACGCCGCTCGGGTAGACAAGCTCGCTGTCGATATTTTTCGCATCCACAAAAATCCCTTTGACCTCAACGCTCTCCTCCGTGCTGGTCACCGTCCCGGTGTCCGTGTCGTAGTCGCCCGTGACCTCGCGCGACAGGGTAACATCGACCAAAAGCTGGGAGCACACGTCAAACGCGACACCGACTCCCTGCCCGATCATGCCCTTGATGTCCATGCTCATGCGCGCACCATCGGTATCTGCCCGTCACCGTCACCGACCGCGGAGAAATAAAAATCCGAAAATAGCGACGAGATGTTCTCGGGAATGCCGTTTGCGTCCATGCCGCTCCCGCCGGACACCGCGTTTTTGTCGAATTTGAGGCCGATGGAGCTTACCTTGATCTCGGTCAGCCCGACATCAAACGGCGAGTCCGACGACGGGTCGCCCGAGGACAGAAACAGCGCCAGCTCGCATGTCGCGGTAACGATGATGTCGGGATAGGTCGCGTCATCGACCTCATACAGGTCGAGTGTGTAAAGACCGGTGCGCGGGAAAGCCAGTTTCTGATCGCTCTCCACGCGCCGGCCCTTCCACCGGTACGACCGGGAGATAAGTCCGGACGCCCAGATCAGAGCCTTTTTTTTCTCTTCCTGGTCGTCCGGCCAATCGTCCACGTACAACCGCTTCGCGAAATAATCGTCCGCGTCATCGACCGTCACAAACGAGTTGCTCTCGCTGTCGGTCGGATCCGCTGTTAGTGTAATCGCCATCTTAACCCAGTATCATAACGCCAAACTCAGGCCTCACGGTCGCGACACCATACAGCACATCGTATGAAAACCGCGTCCGCTTGTACTCCCGGCTGATCTCGAGTCGCAATGCCAAACCCGATACGGGGTCGACCTGGGACTGAATGATATTACCGAGGCCGTTGCCCTCGTCCTCCAGGGGGCGCGTCACGAACGCGATCGCGTCCCGATGAAACGCCAGGTTGACCACCGGCTCGACGATAGTTATATAATCATTAACCACTGTCGCGACCCTGAGAGGCGGAGTAACGTCCAGTGTATATCCACCCGTGACTGGAGACGCTTTAGTAATCAAATATGTGTATTTATTGGTGCCGCGCGTATGATTCACAAAATCGCCTGCGACGAAAACATTCGCGGCGCCCGACGTTTTGGTTCTTATCCGCGTAGCCCCGATCGTATCTACAGTTCTGACCGACTGACCCGACGCGGTCCCGGTTTTCGTGGTTTTTGAGATATTTTGGTCCATGTGCCAGTCGAACCCCAGCTTCCGATTGATCTCCCCTTCCCGGATGCCCTCAACCGATCCTGCGTAGCTGGCGTACTGAAATGCCTGCAATCCGAGCGCATTCGCCTCGGCTTCCGGGTCTATGACGATCCGGCGATTGTTTTTGGGCGCCTTTTTTTCGCTCAGGACCTGACCGGCCTCGAGCGCGACGGCCGGACTCGGTGAGGTGCCCGAAAACGGTGTCTGGCCTACGGTGCCGACGATATTCTCCATATTTTTGTACTGGTCGAGGATGTCTTTGTCGACCTTGTCCGCCAGGGCGCTGATGGCCTCGGACGCCTGCATCGGGATGATGCCGCTGATGGAGTCCATGATCTCCTTGTCGGAAAGATAAAAAGACGCCTCGTACCAGTTATCGAGTTTTATCGCCACGCTCGTGGGATTCAGCTCGGTTTTGGTTGAGCTCGCCGGATTTTGCCCGGCGGTAACAGACTGCACGTCAACGGCGGACGGGATCGGCACGTCGATCGTCGCGCCTTTTTGCGCCGCCATGTTATCGTAGTCGCGGTTCACCAGGCGCGGCATGACGCAATTGGTGCGCAGCGCCATCAGCCCCTGGGCCAAAAGTTTCGGAGTTACCTCAGTTAATGATTGTGCCATTTTTTTTGTTCCTTTTTTTAAAAAATTGCGGTTTGCCGCCTTATTTCACACCCCGCAATCCACAAGGCGTCTTATCAAGCCCCGCTCGATCCTATTTTATTTCACGACTATTTTACCGGCCGCGATCTCCTCGATATTTTGAGAGAATGCGTTTTTGTCTCCCGCCGGTATGGTTTTCGCGGTGGTACTATCACCCCCGCCGGGGGCGCCACCGCCCTTGCTCGACTCGAACAGAAACGGCGCGTCTTTGCTCAGCCCCTCGGCCCACTCCGTGAGCGTCAAAGGCTCGTCGCCGTTTTTGCCGTACAGCGTTTCCCCGGCGGCGTTTTTCGCAATCATTTTACCGTTGTCATCGATGCGCCAAATTCTACCCGCCCTGGCGAGTATGTCCGTCATGGCCCCCTTGCGGACGTTGGCAGTGTCCGTGACCGCCCTGGTCACGGCGTCATTGATGGTGGTGGATTGCAATTTCTGATAATATCGCGCCGCTTTTTCCTCAGATTTTTTCGCGTTGGTCTCGAGCTTCGCGATCCTGTCCGCGTACGATTTCTCCATACGCTCGGTCTGATTCTGCATGAGCTCCTCCAACCGACCCTCGGATTTGAGCTTTTCGTCCTCATACGACTCGATTTGTTTTTTCAGAGCGATGTTGTTTTCGCGGAATTCGGAGATTTTCGTCTTATAATCGGCGTCATCCAGTCCCGAAAAAACATACCCGTCATCAGTTTTGTCATAGAGGTCATGCAGCGCGGCATCGACCTCCCCGAGGTCCGCTAAAAATTTTTTCAGCTTCATTATTTTCTCCCGTATTTCTTTTGCAGTTCTTTCACCGTCAGCGGCCTGCCCTTCTGATCGACCAGATCCCGGAAAGTCAATTTGCCGTTTTTCCAAAGCTCATATTTTTTTGGGCCGAGCACCTCGACCTGAAACTCTTTCGGCTTGGTTTTGAGCCATTGCTCATAATTAAGATCCGCGGCCACCTGTCCGTCCATAGACGACTGGGTGCGTTTGGAGGCACTTTTTTTCAGACCGGCCAGCTTCCGAGGCGACAGCCTGCCGCCGAGCTCTCTGATCGAGCACAACAGCGGGATCAGCGTCGACCGGCACCGCCAGTGCCACGGCGGAGGTCCCGGAAAATCTTCTTTGGTTTTCCCCAGGGGCTTGCCGTCCAGCGTCCAGGCGTTTCCGGATCTGCTCATGCAAATCTGGGTCGTCCTGTTGTCCAGAGTGGCGAGCGCCTGTACCCCCTTGATCACATCGGCGTTGTCTTGGTACATGTCATGGCGCACTTTTTGCGACACCGCGTGCACGGATGTCAGAACCACTGACCTGGCGTCTCTTATACGCGGGCCCAAAATCCCCTTCTCAAAGTAGTGCCATCTTTGCCCCTTGATTCGCTTGCCGTCCTTGTATCCGAGCCGCTCCAAAATTTGCTCTGTAGCCTCACCCAGTGCCATGCCCATGCGAACCTCGTCGGCGAACCGCTGCGCGAGGCTGTCGCTTTGTCTCGACCACCACTCGGAGCTCGGCGCGCCATCGATCAGGGTGCCGTCAACCAGACGTTTCAGGCGATTTTTGTTCAGCCCCGCTTTGATCAGATCATAACCGACCGCGACATTTATTTTTTCGGCCGCCGAGACTTCGATCTCGGCCAGCTCCCGTAATTCACGGCCGACATGCCTGCCGATATCGGTATACGTTTTGTTTATCGTTTTTTTGACCGTCTTCAAAAGCTCGGTCAACCGTTTTGCCCTGTAGCGTTCCATCTCCGGCCCGGCCGGATCGATTTTTTTCAGCGCCTCCTCGAGATCTTGCGCAAGCTGCGTTAAAAATCCTCGGATATCGTTGACGGCGCTCTCGGAAAACCGCTGCAAGTCAATCGCGTACTCTACGAACTCATCGGCCAGCTTGTCCGAGATATTAGCCATACATCACGCATGCCGGGGCGATAAAAATATGTATCAAATATGCTACACCACGGGCGCCTGGACGTCAATCATGTCCTGCTCGGTCTGCGCGTCGCGGCCGAACGGGATCAGCCCCGCTTTTTTCAGGTTATAGAAAAATGTGTCGTACGAGATCAGCCCGGACTGAATCGCGCTGATCCACTCCCGTATCAGGGCGGCGTCAGGAGCCAGAGTGATGAAATCGCGGTTGATCTCAACCCCGTACTCATCCGGCGGCTCGCCCGCCCAGTCGGCTGCGAAACGCACCGCCCGGGTCATCCCGTCGCTGACCGAGTCCGCGATATTGGCGAGTATGCTCGCCTCGCCCTGTTTCCTGCTGGCCTGGTTGTCGGCCGACTCGGACGCTTTTTTCGGGGCCTCGAGCAGCCTCGCGCCCAGAACGATCATCATCTCCTGTTTTTCGTGGAGCGCGTTTTCCAGGCTTTTAAGGCCCTGCCCGGTAAACTCCAGGAACCCGGCTTTGGCGTCGCAATTGCTGGTCACCCACGCCACCGGCGACCCCACTTTGAGCTCATCGCGCACACCGAATCCCGCCACCCACGGAGTCGGTATCCCGGTATAGTGACGCCCGTGCTCCAGATCCGCGGAGTTGATGTAATGGGAAATGTTGACATTGACCATCCCGATCAGAGGCGGTCGCTCCGGCCTCGGGCTGCTACCCGACGCGTTGACGAAGTAAAACGGAATTTCCTGCAACGGGCGGCCGCCTTTTTGGGGCGCGAGCGGATAACCCGGCATCATGATGTGCTCATCGCTGTTTTTCTCTTTTTTGCGGTACAGCTCCTGGACATAGACGCCACGGTCATTGAGATACAGCACGCGGTACTGGGTGTGCTCTCTGGTCGCGAAACCCTCGTACTCCTCCACGGTCTCCATGAGCACGAGGAATGACAGGACGGATTTGCCGCCGATTTTGCTAACCCGCCAGTTGAGTATATTCTCCGCGGGATATTCAGCGAGATACGGCCGGCCGGCCTCGTCGGCGTCGACCAGCAGCCCGGCCCGGCCCACGGTGACGATCTCCCGGCAAATTTTTTTCAAAAACACTTTGACCGGCATGAAACCCGGCATGATACTTGCCAAAAACCCGGACTCGTCCGGCATGTGCAGTGTGGGCTCGGTGGAAAACATCATGCCCAAAAGCCCGTGGATCACGCGGCTCGTGCCCTCGAAAAACAGCGCGCGGTGCTTGTACGCCGCGTACCCGCTATCGTCCTGACCGGTAAGCCGCGGCAGGAAATCGGTCCCTGCCGATTTCACCGCTTCGCTGCCCTCGGCCACGACCCGGCATTTGCGCCACAATGGATGGTGCTTGTCATATTCCCGGTGCGTGTTGTCAATTTTTTTTGAATCGTCCAAATCAATCATCAGATACCCACAATCGGCACAACCTTTATGTAATCCTGATGCCACCTGGCCATGTATCCCGTCTCATCGCAAATATGATCCTCGCCCCTGGTGTCGATATCATCCAGGTTGTTGGGGTCGCGCTGCATGGTCGGCACGAGCCGGCGGAACTGCAGACAGTCCTCGGTGACAAAAAGCCCTCGATCCTCCATCGGATTTTTTTTCGCGTTCGCCAGCATCTGCCGCATCTCCTGCCAGGCATGGACCCTGCTGCCGGGCCCTTTTTTTGCCATCACCCACGACACCCCGCGCTTTTCGTGCTTGTCCGCAATGCTCTCTCCGTCCGACACCGTGAAAATCGAGGAATCCGCCGGACCGTCAAGCACCCTATCGACTCCGTATTTTTTTTTGATCATCTTTTCCCGCTCGAAAAGCTGCGAGATGAATTCCGACTCGAGCAATCTCAACCCCGTGTTGGGCGTGCCGTTCCACCCGTACCACTCGCCCAGCCTGATCAGGGTGCCGGGGTGAAAAACTCTGAATCCGCCGCCGGGCATGTCGACCGCGCTTTTTGTCGTCACCGCCCACCACCCGACGCTGAATGGTTTGCTGGACCCCCAGTCGAACGCCCGGTAAACTCTCCAGTCCGACGGTATTTTTAACGGCGGCAGAATATGTTTTTCAGCATCCCAGACATCGTCGAACATACCGCCGGCGACAATGTCCCAGTCGCCCTCCAGCCAGGCTTTCAGCAACCACTCCTGGCCCCCGGCGGACGCGACTAGATTGCCTATGTAGCCGGGGTCTTTTTCGAGTAAAATTTTGTTGTCGAAAACCGTCGACGGGATGTAAACCCGGTCCCAGCTCACCGTTTTCTTCCGGCCGCCGAACGAAAAATCTCGCGTAACCGTGTGCACCTGCTCGGGCTGCGCCGGATCTATATACTGCGTTTTGAGCCAGTTGTGCCCCGGCCCGCCGGGGTTGGCCGTCAGCAAAAACCACAGTTTTATCCCGGCGGTCGATCTCAGGCACGCCCTGAGCTTGTCGATCGGCACGGGAGACGGAAAATGCCCGGCCTCCTCGATGCAGATCCAGCTGTACTCGTGCCCCTGGTAGTGATCGGCGTCCCTGTCCTTGTCGAGCGGGCGAAATTTGAGACTCGCGCCATTCGGAAAAGACATCGTTTTTCGGGTGATGTTCCACGACGCCCTGTTCGGGTCCTGCGGCTGGCAAAATATTTCTTGAGCTTTGGCCATGATGTCTTCGAGCTCCGGATAGGTCCGCCGGAACAAAATCCCCTTAGCGTGCCTGCCGAACTCGGCCTGGTGATGATCATAGTGCCCCAGCACCCCATAAGATTTGCCGCCGCCCCTCGCGCCGCCGAAAAGGATGTCCTGAACGGGGCATTCGAACAGCGCCGACTGTTGGCCGGGCTGGGCGCGAAACCTGATGAACCGATCAGACATGCCGTCATCATCGCACCGCAAAAAAAGCCATCGTCATCAAACTCCGGAATTTTTTGGCGCTTGCTCCGCCGCGCACATCCACCCCCCAGAGCTCCGACATGATGAATTCGAAAACATCACCCTGGTCATACATTATTTTCCCGTCGGGTTTTTTGAAAACCGATTTTTGTCCCGCACTGGACAAAGCGGCTTTAAAGCTTTCCGTGCTGTCATTCGGTTTTGTCACAACCGTCCCGTTTTTTTTGACCGAAACGCTGAAATCCGATCTTGTGACGTCCACCCGCGTGTCATCAACGAGAATCCCCAGAGATTTCAGCTCGCAGTCCTGCAAGAGCACGACCGGCCCCTCGTTTCCATAATGAGTTTTGTCTTTCAGCGTCAGATACAGGTGGCCGTCCCATTTGTTGGTTTTTGCGAGCAGCGTATGGGATCCGCTGATACCGGATTTTTTTTCGAGGTGCGACCAGATAAAAAAATCCCCGTCACCTCCGGTTCTACCGCCGGTACCACCGCCGGTACCGCCTCCGGTACCGCCTCCGGTACCATCTCCGGCTCCACCGCTCCTCGGCGTGTCAAAATGGATGGATATCATATGTCATTTTCCTCATTTTGGAGATCGCGGGTCGAAAACCATGCGATCACAATCAGTTTCTTAAAAAAACCGACCGGCGTTCTCCCTCGCGAATCCTCGCCCCACCTCGGGCGCATCCGGAACTCGAAAATATCGCCCCGGCTGAACGGAATGGGGGAACTCGGTTTTTTAAACGCGTTTTTTCCCCGCCCCAATGTCACGTCAAAAAATTTGGTGTTGTCGTCGGGCTCGAGAACCCCCTGGCCGTCTTTGAGGGCGCCGATGCTAAAATTATAGTCCGATCTGTTTCTCGACCCGACGTTATCCACGATCATCCCCATGCCCGTCAGATCACAGTCCGCTGCAATCACAATTGGACCGCCGGAATATATGCTGTGAGTTTTGCCCCGTAAATTCAGAAAAAAATGCTCATCCCATTTGCTGGGCCCAATCGCAAGTTCCTCGATCTTTCTGATGCCGAATTTTTTTGTGAAATACGCCCAGACCCAAAAATGCTGATTCGGGCGAATGCCATCGCTAGCCAGCATATTAAGAAAAGCCATGATTATTCCCTATTTTTCAGTTTTTTTTCATTACCGCGCACTCGCATTATCTTGTCGACAATCCCGCTGTTGGTAATGGCGCGCTCGCCGAACCAAAACGTTAAAATTATGATATTGACGACTTTGATCAACGCGCCCTGATCCGCGGTGAACAGCGTCGCGCTGCCGGTAAAGTACAGGTAGTCGAGATATCCGACCAGCACCGTAAACACGGGCCTGATCAGCCCGCGAAGCAGCAGCACGATCGGACCCACGATCGGAATCGATTTGTAATCCCTGGCCGATCCCTCGTAGGCGACCACAAAATCACGAAAACTGCTGTCCTCCTTGTGAGCCTGCTCGGCCACGAACTGGACAGCTGCCTGCTCCATCTCGGCGCGCTGGGTCTCGGACATCTTCTCAGGAAAGAACCTGGAGCCCAGAAAGCCGATCACATCGCGGGCAAGGCCCATACCTGCTGTTACGGGATCAAGCGCCATTTTAACCTCCCGGCGGCATCGGCCACGCCGGACCGGGGATTACGGGAAGATGCCTCGTGGTGATGATCGCATATCCCTCCTCGTCCGTGTACCTGGCGGATCTGCGCAACCATAAATCCATTCTGCCAACATAATCGAAAACGCAGTCTGCTATCGTATGCCAGTGCTCCGGGGTGTCACCGTGCCTCTCGGAAAATCCTATGTCGATCTCGACCATGTCGTGCGTCAAAAAACATGGACCGGCGATAACCCTCCTGCCGTCGGGAGTGAGCCTGTGCTTGATTGTTTGCAGGGGTAACGGCGCCATGACTATCCGCCCGTTGTGACCGTGACATATCCCCGATTGCCGCCCACTGGCACCCGGACCCACACGGCCGACTCACCGCCGTAGTCAAATATCTGA